ATCAAGGATTTCAAAAGATAGCTTTAAAATACAAACAAAATGACTTTGCCTTATTTGTTAATGGAACAAAAGTAGGGTTCAATACTAATGGGAACACTTGTTCGCAAGGTGTTATAAATAATTTTAGCTTTAATAGAGGAAACGCTGTAAATATTTTTTATGGAAATACTAAATGTGTTGCAGTATTTAAAGAAGCATTAACAGACGCAGAATTAGCAGAATTAACAACATTATGATTTTTAAAAAATACGAATTTACAGATAAAGCAGCTTGGCAGACAGCCAAAAAAAGTATTACAACTACTGATGCAGAAGGCAACGTGTCATACACGTCTGACGTGAATGCTGTAGCAGAGATAGGGCACATATGCTATGCCTACGATGACGAAGGAAACTGCGAGAATCTAAGTACACTATGGAGTGTAGATATATTATGGAACACAGACTCTGATAAGTTTTCAAGTGAAGCTGTGTATCCTGAGCCTGATGATGTTGTACATACATTCGCAGGAGATAATAACTTATGGGTTCAGACATACTGTACTCAGTATCCTGAGTATTGTGAAACGCCTGAAGAAGAATAACGATGAAGATAACTCTAAGTAGCATATTGAAAAGTTTATATTTATTTTTTGCACCGGTTGGTGGATTGCTACTTGTAGTAGGTCTGTCTACAATTTTAGATACAGCATTCGGAATAGCTAAAGCTAAGAAGGAAAACAAGCCTGTAACTAGTAAAGATTTTAGAAAGGGATATGTTCCTAAGACCATAGGTTATTTAGGTGTTGTTATCTTAGTATTTCTTTTAGACACGTTAATATTAAACGAATTAATAAAAAGTATTTTAGATTTTGATTTCTTTTCAACTAAAATAGTATCTTTGGTCCTCATTCTAAATGAGGTAAAATCAATGGATGAATCTTGGGTAGTTTTAAAAGGCTACTCTTTTATAGATAAGTTTAAAGAATCCATTACACAAATCAAGGATATTAAGAAAGAAATCAAATGAGAAAAATAGACAAAATTATTATTCATTGCACAGCTACCCCTGAAGGTAGAGATGTTTCAGTAGGGGAAGTAAGACAATGGCACTTGGCTCAAGGTTGGTCAGATGTCGGATACCATTATCTCATAACATTAAATGGTACGGTTGAAGTGGGTAGACCCGAATCAAAGGTAGGTGCTCACGTTAAGGGTGAGAACAAACATAGTATCGGAATTGCATATGCGGGAGGAATGGATAAATCATTTAAGAATCCTAAAGACACAAGAACCCACGCACAGAAAGAAGCCTTAATATGGCTTGTGGATGAATTAAAGAAAAGATATCCGGGTAGCACCGTTCACGGTCACAATGAATATACATCTTACAAGGCTTGCCCAAGTTTTGATGTATCTAAAGAAGGATACTAAGTATAGCAAAAATAGTAGTATATATGGCAACCTTTCTAGTCCTTTTAAGTTTACTATCTATTTTCTTGTTCTCAGACATCAAATAAGTATTGTTATCTGAGGCATCTTTTAAGACATCCTCACAAGACTTCAAGTTACTTTCGGATATATATACTAGCTCGTATAGTTTAAGTTCCTTAGAAGAGCTTATAATAGCCTGTTCCATTAGGCTATCTTTTTGGATTAGCTCAACGTATATGTTATCCATCTGCTCAAGAGTGATGGCAACCAATGTATCTCCGTTATTATCTATTAATCCGACTTGCGAATAGGCTGATACGTTCAGAAGAAGGCAGTATATGATAATTGCTAATTTTTGTTTCATAGTATATTTTTACTGTATCTCTTTTAGAATCCAAGCTATCAATAGACATATACACCGTATCGGTAGATATAGTATTGTGTTTAGGTGATATAATCTTATTCTCTGCTTTTTTAACAAACAATAGATTAGTTATAATGGCTGTAGCTATAAGTGAATATAAAGCTATAAAAATAATTACTTGTGGACTCTTCATACTGCAAAGATAAAAAAGTTTTATATTTGTAAAAAATATAATCAAATGAAAGAATTAAGTAAAGATGAGCTAGAGCTATTGCAAGGATTAGTAACAGAGTATAACAATGTTAAAATCAGAATAGCTGACACCTTCATTGCACAGGATGCTTTATTAAAAGAGATAGAGTCAATGAAAGCTGCTTACATTAAGGAAGAGAAAAAATTATTAGAAAAATACGGAGATGATGCTGTCATCAATGTGCAAACAGGAAAAGTAACAAATGGCGATAATTAGTACATACCCAATATCAGGTCAAGTTAACCTAACAGATATATTAATAGGTTCTGACGAACAAGATGCAAATAAAACTAAGAACTACACGGTAGATTCTGTACTTGCATTATTATCTCAAGTAGCAGTAACACTTCCTGTGTATGCAGATAATGCTGCTGCTGTATCGGCAGGACTAGCAGTAGGTAGAATGTATAGAAACGCAGGAGACGGAACAAGCTCTAGCGTTGTGTGCGTTGTTTATTAATGGGAATTATTAGGAAGATATCTATTGGACCTGACTATAAGTCGGGTGCTATGCACTATATAACAGGTCAGTCTGTCCTGAATAATAGTCATACAATACATTTAATTAAATTTAATAAAGAAAAAAAATCAATCGAGATATGGATACAGTCCGGGCAAGAAGTATTTGTTTGGAAAGAGTTTAATGAAACCGTACCCGTATCTATTGAATACAACATAAACTTTTAATGAAATCACCGTTTTACTTTATAGTAAAGCCATTAAAAGGAAGACGATACGACAACACAAAAGAGATAGCAGGACTAGAGCTTGTCGTTAGTACATCTGAAGAAGACCATATGTTTTCAAACAGATATGCTGAGGTTATCGAGCTTCCAATCGGCTACACAGGAGGAGTTAAGGTAGGAGACACCTTACTCGTACATCACAACGTATTTAAGTTTTATAATGATATGAAGGGTAGGCAAAAAAGCGGAAGGAGCTTTTTTAAGGATGACCTGTTTTTTGTAGACAACGAACAGTTCTTTATGTATAAGAATGATAAGGGTTGGAACGCACACGATAGATATTGTTTTGTAGAGCCAATCAAAAAAGAGGATTCTGTTATATATAAGAATAGTGTAGAAGAACCGTTAGTAGGTATAATGAAATATCCTAACGAGTATCTGACATCTATGGGATTAAAGTCCGGGGATAGAATTAGCTTTACTCCTGATAGCGAGTACGAGTTTACGGTTGATGATGAAAAGCTATATAGAGTATACGACCATCAAATAACAATGAGCCTATGAACGTAAAGGAAACAAAGAAAAAAATAATACAGGCAGGTCATAGAGCTGTTGAGCAGTTAATAAAGGTTGCTAAGGAAGATATTATAAAGCACGACCCGGAAGATGACTTAGCTGCCGATAAACTAAAGAATGCAGCAGCTACAAAGAAGTTAGCAATATTTGATGCGTTTGAGATATTAAATAGGATAGAACTTGAAAGGGAGGCATTAGAGTCTGCCGAGAAAGGAAAAAGTAAGATAGATACAAAACAAGGATTTGCAGAACGAAGGTCAAAATAACTTATACGTCACACTAGAAGATTACGTCCCAAAGAGTGTCTTGAAAAATAAAAACAAGGCAAAAACGTGGAAGTATGGGTATGATGAGAAGTATGATATGGTTATCATATCAAAGACCGGTGAGATAGGTGAAGTAGTGTCTATACAGGGATTGCCTATAGCATTACCACTAGTGCCTAATAAGGTGTACAAAAGAAGTGGTAAGAAAGAGGAGCAGTATTGGCAGAGAGAAGAAATACCAAAAGACTTACAGAAGATTCAATCCATATTCCAATGGAATGATAAGCCATCTGAGTTTAAAGATAGGTGGGTTGATTATATTGAATCTGAATTTGATTCACGAGAGTATGGGCATTGGTTTATGAACAATGGCGTGCCTACATATATGACAGGAGCACATTATATGTACCTGCAATGGACATCTATTGATGTTGGGTATCCTGACTATCGTGAAGCAAACCGTATACTATATATATTTTGGGAGGCTTGTAAGGCTGACAAAAGAAGTTTCGGTATGACATATCTTAAGATAAGACGTTCAGGGTTCTCGTTTATGAGTTCTTCTGAGTGTGTTAATACAGGAACGCTTGCAAAAGATTCAAGGGTTGGTATATTATCAAAGACAGGTTCAGATGCTAAGAAGATGTTTACTGATAAGGTTGTTCCTATAAATAGTAGGCTACCTTTCTTTTTCAAGCCTATTATGGATGGTATGGATAAGCCGAAGACAGAGCTTGCATTTCGTATCCCGGCAGCTAAGATTACCAAGAAGAATATGTACGACACAAGCGATGATGAGTTGTTTGGGTTGGACACCACAATAGATTGGAAGAACACGGATGATAACAGCTATGATGGTGAGAAGTTATTATTGCTAGTACACGATGAGAGTGGTAAGTGGATAAAGCCAAATAATATTTTAAACAATTGGCGAGTAACTAAAACCTGTTTGCGACTAGGTAGTAAGATTATAGGTAAGTGTATGATGGGCTCTACATCTAATGCACTTAACAAGGGTGGTGATAATTTTAAAAAGCTATATAATGACTCTAATGTTTTAAATCGTAACTCAAACGGTCAAACTAAAAGCGGTATGTATTCACTTTTCATCCCAATGGAATGGAATATGGAAGGATTCATAGATAGGTTTGGGATGCCTGTATTTAGGACACCTGATAAGTCTGTGCTAGGTGTAGATAATGAAATGATATCTCAGGGTGCAGTAGACTATTGGGAGAATGAAGTATCTTCATTGAAGAACGATGCAGATGCACTCAACGAATTTTATCGTCAGTTTCCACGAACAGAGTCACACGCATTTAGGGATGAAAGTAAGCAATCTATATTTAATTTAACTAAGATATATCAGCAGATAGATTATAACGATGCATTAATAAAAGAGCATCATATAACACGAGGTAGCTTCCATTGGAAGAATGGGGTTAAGGATAGCGAGGTTGTGTTTAGCCCGGATAAGCGTGGTAGGTTCAATGTAAGTTGGACACCCAATAAAAACTTACAGAATAGGGTGGTTGACAGAAACGGTATTAAGTATCCCGGGAATGACCACATAGGTGCATTTGGTTGTGACTCGTATGATATATCAGGAACAGTAGGTGGTGGTGGTTCTAATGGTGCATTGCACGGGGTGACTATGTTTAATATGGATGAAGCACCAAGCAATGAGTTCTTTTTAGAATATGTAGCTAGACCACAGACAGCAGAGATATTCTTTGAAGAGGTATTGATGGCTTGCGTATTTTATGGTATGCCAATACTTATAGAGAATAACAAGCCAAGGTTGCTGTATCATTTTAAGAACAGGGGATACAGAGGGTTCTGTATGAATAGACCTGACAAGTCATATAATAAGTTATCAAAAACTGAACGTGAGCTTGGTGGTATACCTAATAGTAGTGAGGATGTTAAGCAGGCACACGCAGCAGCGATTGAGTCATATATAGAGAAGTATGTAGGGTTTGATGTAGAAGGTACATATAGGGACTCGGAAGACATAGGCTCTATGCCATTTACTAGAACACTTGAGGATTGGGCTAAGTTCGATATAACTAATAGAACAAAGTTTGATGCTTCGATAAGTTCAGGGTTAGCAATTATGGCTACACAAAAGCATCTATACGTGTCGGAGAAAAAACAATCAAAAATAAAGATTAACTTTGCAAAGTATAGCAATAAAGGAAATATTAGCGAAATTATTAGATGAACGATGTTAAAATAAACATATCATCTACAGGATTCCCTAGTCAATTTGTATCAGATGCCGAGAAGGCTACTGATGAATTTGGCTTGCAGATTGGACAAGCAATTCAATATGAATGGTTCAAGAAAGATGGGAGACAATGTAGATTTTATAGCCAATGGGGAGATTTTCACAGACTAAGACTATATGCTCGAGGAGAGCAATCTGTAGGGAAATATAAAAATGAGTTAGCCGTAGATGGTGACTTATCGTACTTAAACCTAGATTGGACACCTGTTCCTATATTACCAAAGTTCGTTGACATTGTTGTTAACGGAATGTCTGACAGACTGTTTAAAGTTAAGGCATATTCTCAAGATGCTTTATCTCAATCTAAAAGAAGTAAGTTTCAAGAAATGATTGAAGGGCAAATGATTGCAAAACCATTCCTTCAAAAAATACAAGAAAACACAGGAGTAAATCCGTTTACTGTAGATTCAGAAGAACTACCTGAAACGGATGAAGAACTAGCATTGTATATGCAGCTTAAGTATAAGCCTGCAATTGAAATAGCAGAAGAGACTGCTATTGATACAATGTTCGATGAAAACCACTACCAAGATATTCGTAAAAGAATTGATTATGACTTAACTGTATTAGGTATGGGTGTAGCTAAGACAGAGTTTTTGCCGGGTGCAGGCGTAAAGGTTGAATATGTAGACCCTGCCAATATTGTGTATAGCTACACCGAAGACCCTAACTTTAAAGATTGTTTTTATTGGGGTGAGATTAAAACAGTTCCAATTATTGAGCTAAAGAAGATAGACCAAACTTTGACAAATGCAGACTTAGAAGAAATATCTAAGTATGGACAGTCTTGGTATGATTACTATAATGTAGCTCAGTATTACGACAACGATATATTCTATAGAGATACTACTACTTTAATGTATTTTAATTATAAGACAACTAAAAAAGTTGTATATAAGAAAAAGATTAAGGATAGTGGAGCTATATCAATGGTAGAAAAAGATGACCAATTCAATCCACCAAAAGAAATGATGGATGAAGGTTCATTTGAAAAGGTAGAGAAAACTATTGATGTGTGGTATAACGGTGTTATGGTTATGGGTACTAATATAATACTCAAGTGGGAAATGGCTGAGAATATGGTAAGACCAAAGTCTGCTACACAGCACGCACTTCCTAACTACGTTGCTACAGCACCAAGAATGTATAAAGGTGTTATTGAGTCTTTAGTAAGACGTATGATACCATTTGCTGATTTGATTCAGATTACTCATTTAAAACTACAGCAGGTTATTGCTAAGGTTGTACCTGATGGTGTGTTTATTGATGCCGATGGATTGAATGAAGTAGACTTAGGCACAGGAGCAGCATACAATCCTGAAGATGCATTAAGACTATATTTTCAAACAGGTAGTGTTATTGGTAGAAGCTATACAGGCGATGGTGAATTTAATAACGCAAGAGTACCGATACAGCAGCTAACATCTAACTCAGGTGCATCTAAAACTCAGATGCTTATCGGTAATTACAATCATTACCTAAACCAAATCAGAAATGTAACGGGTCTTAATGAAGCTAGAGATGGTAGCACACCTGACCCGAATGCTTTAGTTGGTTTACAGAAACTAGCAGCAGCTAACTCAAATACGGCTACTAGACATATACTAGATGGAAGTCTTTATATGTATA